GAGGTCGACGCGGCCGTCCGAGCGACCTTCGCTCGCTATGACGTCCAGTGGTTCGGGGTCGACCCGAGCCCGGCGCGCGACGACGAGGACGAGAGCCTCTACTGGTCGACGCTGGTCGACGAGTGGCATCGCGACTTCCGCGACCAGCTCGCCCTCTGGACCGTCCCCGGCTCGAAGGGCTCGGCCGTCGCGTTCGACATGCGGCTGTCGGTCCCCGGCGGCAAGGATCGCGTCCGCCTCTTCACGGAGGAGGCCGAGCGCACGGCCGCCGCGATCGACGACGACGAGCACACCGAACCCCTGACCTGGGACGGCTCGCCGATGCTCCGCCAGCACGTCCACAATGCGCGCAGGCGGCCGAACCAGTGGGGAGTCTCGATCGGCAAGCAATCCCGGTCGTCCTCGAAGCTCGTCGACTTCGCCGTCGGCATAGTCGGCGCCCGCCTGGGCCGCCGCCTCGTCCTGAACTCCGGCAAGCAGAGGCGTAAGCGCTCTCGCAAAGCCGTCTTCATCTAGACCCAAAAGGGGGTGCGGCCCTTGCCGCTCTCGTCTGATCGCGTGGTCGAACAGGCCCGCATCCTCCATGGCTTCCACCTCTCCGAGCGCGACCAGCTCGACAAGGTTCGCCGCTACTGGAAGGGCCGCCAGGCTCTCCCGGCGGTCATCCCGTCGAGCGCGCCCCAGGAGGTGAAGAACCTGGCCCGCCTCTCCCGAGTGAACGTCTGCGAGATCGTCGTCGACACCCTGGCTCAGTCGACCTTCGTCGAGGGCTACCGGGGGAAGGATGGCGAGGCCCCCGAGCTGATCCGTCGGACCTGGGAGGCAAACCGGATGGCCGCCCGGCAGTCGGGTATCCACCGGGCCGCCTTCGCCTACGGGGCGTCCTACGCGACCGTCCTCCCGGGCGACTCGCTGCCGGTCATCAAGGGCGCCTCCCCGCGCTCCATGACTTGCGTCTACGGCGAGTCCGACGACTGGCCGATGTGGGCGTTCGAGCGCCTCGGCCGGGGTCTCTGGCGCATCTTCGACGAGGAGGCCATCTACTACGTCACGGACCGCCCGAAGCCGGGCGAGCCGGGCCGTAACTGGGAGCACCTCGATACCCAGATTCACGGCGCTCCGGGCGTGGTCCCCGTCGTCCGCTTCCTCGATCAGGTCGACCTCGACGCCGACGACGACATCGAGGACGCCGACGGCATCCCGCTTCTCGGCCAGGTCTCGCCGCTGATGAAGGTCCAGGACCAGATCGACCTTACGACCTTCGGGCTCATGGTCGCTCAGTGGTACTCCGCCTTCCGCCAGCGCTACGCGATCGGCTGGGTCCCCGAGGACGAGGGCCAGAAGATGAAGGCTTCGGCCTCGCAGCTCTGGACCTTCGACGAGAACCCCGAGGAAATGCAGCTCGGGGAGTTCTCCCAGACCCAGCTCGACGGCTACATCAAGAGCCGCGAGGCGTCGATCCGGCACGCCGCCGCGCTGTCGCAGACGCCCGCTCACGAGCTGATCGGCGAGCTGGTCAACCTCTCCGCCGAGGCCCTGGCCGCCGCCGAGGCTGGCCGCGACCGGAAGGTCGACGAGCGCCAGACGCTCCTCGGCGAGGGACACGAGCAGATGAACGAGCTAGTGGCCTACTACACCGGCGAGACCGTCCCCGAAGAGGCAGCCGTCCAGTGGCGCGACACGTCGGCCCGGGCGTTCGCCGCGACGGTCGACGCGCTCGGGAAGCTGACGACGATGCTCGGCATCCCGCCGCAGGAGCTTTGGGAGCGGGTCCCCGGCGCGACCCAGCAGGACGTCGCGCGCTGGAAGGCCGCCGCCCAGAACGGCGACAGCTTCCGCGTGCTCGCGGACATGCTGGAGCGGCAGTCTGGCGATGGCGACGTCTAGCGTCGGCGCGGGCCTCACGGCCCAGCATCGGCAAGCCCAGCTCCAGGTCCGCGCGCTAGCCCTTCGGGACTTCGTTCGGCTCTGGCCGCTCTGGACCCCGGACGACGAGGGCAGCTTCGAGCGGCTCGCCGTTGCGACGGTTCCGCTCATCCGCGCCCACCACCAGATCAGCTCGTCGATCGCCTCGGCGTACTACCAGGCGTTTAGACGGGCAGAGGGAGTGAGCGGGGACACGACTCCCCGCTCTGCCGACCCGATCAACGCCGACCGCGTCACGGCCTCGCTGTACGTGACCGGTAGCGTGATGACAGGGAAGGCGATTGCCGCCGGGCTGAGCCCGCAAGCGGCGATGCAAACGGCCCTCACGAGGACGTCGGGCGCCGTCGGGCGTCACGTCCTCGGCGGCGGCCGTGAGACCCTGATCCGCTCGACCGCCTCCGATCGCCGCACTCGCGGCTGGGGGCGAGTCACTGGCGGGAACGCCTGCGACTTCTGCGAAATGCTCGCGGGTCGAGGCGCCGTCTACTCAGACGACACCGCCGACTTTCAGGCGCACGACCATTGCGCCTGCCAAGCCGAGCCGCAGTTCTAGCGGCTCTGAGTAACCCCGGGCTGTGCTCCAGGAGAGCGCGGCCACTTACCCCCAGGAGGGAAAGACCGATGACGGTCCAGGAGACCAGCACGATCACCCTGCCTGAAGGTCTGCGCGACCTGATGGCGTCCGAAGAGAACGACTGGCCCGCCCGCCAGGCCGCGATCCCCGCGTGGCATCCTCGCAATGAGGAGACCCCCGAGGCGAAGGCCGAGCGCGAGGCAGCCGAGGCCGAGGCCGCGAAGGCTGACGAGGACGACGACGAAGAGAAGACCTTCGACGCCGCCTACGTCAAGCGACTTCGGGACGAGGCCGCCAAGTACCGCACCCGCGCCCAGGAGGCGGAGGGCAAGGTCCAGCAGCACGAGGACGCCTCGAAGGACGAGAAGACGAAGACCGCTGAGGCCCTGAGCGCCGCGCAGGAGCGCGCCGCCTACGCCGACAAGCTCGACGTCGCTCTGGACAAGGCCCCCGAGGGCATGTCCATCGCGCAGGTTCGCAAGCTCGCGAAGCGGCTCACCGGCAAGACCCGGGACGAGCTGGAGCAGGACGCCGAGGAACTCTTCTCCGACTTCACGCCCTCGAAGGGCGAGGAGGAAGAGGACACCCCCCGGCGCACCCCGCGCGAGCGCTTGCGGCCTGGTGCCGCGCCCTCCTCCGAGCCGGAGGAGACCGATCCCGGCAAGCTCGCGGAGCAGATCGGCCGCTAGGCCCCTCCGCCCGAGAGCGCACCCCCCACTACCACCGAAGGGAGACACGTCAACGTGTCCGTTTCCACCATCAAGGCCGAGAAGGTCGTCGCGGCGGCCCTGGGCCTCCTGGAGCGCGATCTCTCGATCGCCCAGCTCGTCTACCGCGAGTCGAGCGCCAACTTCAAGGGCGCAGCGGGCGACATCGTCACCATGACGCTGCCCGCCTATCTCGACGCGAACGAGCGCGCTCTGCGCTCGGGCGGCGCCCGGACGAAGTCCAACCTCGCCGAGAACAAGATCGCCGTCAAGCTGACGGACGACCTCTACATCGACCTCCCGATCACCGACGAGGAGCTGAACCTGGACATCGCCGAGTTCGGCCGCCAGGTGCTCAACCCGGTGACGGGCGCCATCGCGCGCAAGGTCGACGACAAGCTCGTCGCCCTCATGGCGAGCCCGACCGACGGCTTCGGCAACGATCTCGTGTATCACACGGACCTGACCCACACGTCGGGCACCGATGACCCGTACGAGACCGCCGTCGATGCGCGGGCCGCGCTCAACAATGCCCGCGTCCCGTTCACCGAGCGCGCGATCGTCTGCGGCTCCGACCTGGAGTCCGACTTCCTGAAGTCGGAGCACTTCGTCCGCGCCGACCAGTCGGGCACGACCCAGACGCTCCGCGAGGCGCGCATCGGCCGCGTGGCGGGCTTCGAGGTGTACTCCTCGCCGGGCCTGGCCCCGGATGAGGGCTACGCCTTCCACCGCACCGCCTACGCGATGTCGAACCTCGCCCCGGCCGTTCCGGCGGGTGCCCCCTGGGGCGCCGTCGGCAACTACAAGGGCGCCGCGATCCGCACCGTCCGCGTCTTCGACCCGAATGAGGTCGAGGACCGGCTGGTCGCCGACTCGTGGCTGGGCGCCTCGGCCGTGACCGACGCCGGTCACTTCGACGCCGCCGGTCGCTTCGTCCCGTCCGCGACTGAGGTCGCGACCAACGAGGTCGAGGTCGGCGGCGGCACGCCGACCGAGGACAGCGAGGACGTCCGCCGCCTCGTGCGCGCGGTGAAGATCACGGTCGAGTAAGACCTGATCCCCCGGGCGGCCCGAGCGCCGCCCGGGGCCTCACCCCCCCGTCTAAACACCCGAGCGAAAGGGGGGCCGATGGCCGCCTTTGCGACCCCGGACCACCTCGCGGAGCGACTGGGCCTCGACTCCCTGACGGCCGAGGAGACCAGCCGGGCTACCGCACTCCTGGCCCGCGCTTCCGGCCTCGCGCAGGATGCAGCCGAGCAAGTGATCGAGCTGGTCGAGGACGACGTCCTGACCCTGCGCGGGACCAACGCCCGCCGCATCCGACTTCCCGAGCGCCCCGTCGTCGAGGTGACCTCCGTCACGCTGGACGACTCACCGCTGGACGGCTGGTATCTGGACGGAAACGTCCTCGTGCGCGACGGGCTGACGCTCGACGAGCGACTCCTCTCGGGCTACGGGCGAGGCTTCGGCCTCCCCTCGCAAGAGCTGGAGATCACCTACACGCACGGCTACTCCGAGGACGCGATCCCCGCGACGGTCTCGTCGATCGTCCTGGAGGCCGTCATCCGCGCCTGGGTCAACCCGGGCGCCGTCATCGGCGAGCGCCACGGCTCCGAACAGGTCACCTTCTCAAACGCTCAGCCGACCGGCCTGCTCCTCACGAAGGCCGAGGAGAAGGCGATCCGGCGGGCCACCCGGAAGACGGGCTCCAGGAGCGTGAACCAGTCGTGAGCCTGATCCGTGCGCGGGTCGGGCTCCGGCATCGGGCCACGATCGAGCGCGACGTGAACGCGGGCGGCTCCGACGCCTGGGGCGGCTCGCCGCCGCCCGACTGGCAACCGCTCGCGACGGTCTCGGGTAACGCCTGGACCAACGCGGGCCGCGAGCTGGTCGAGCCCGACCGGACGGTCGTCATCGAGGATCGCCGTATGAGCGTCCCCCTCGGAACGGACGTCACGGAGGCCGACCGCATCCTGAGCGTGACCGATCGCTCCGGCGCCGAGGTCTTCGACGGCCCGATGAATGTCCAGGCGGTCCTCCGCTTCGGCGATCACGTCGAGCTGGTCCTGGAGCGGGTCCGGTGAGGGGCATCCTTCACTGGACGGGCGACGACGTCGCCGACAAGCTCACCTCGGCCAGTCAGCAGGCGGTCGACGAGATCACCGCCGCCGCCGCCGAGGACGCCGCCGCGTCCCATTGGTGGACATCGCGAGGCGGCACGCTCGAAGACGAGATCATCAGCGAGCCCTCGAAGGTCGAGGGCAGTCGCACTACCGGCAAGTTCGGCTCGACGATGCGGAGGGGCTTCTACGGCCTCTTCCACGAGCGCCGTACGCCGTTCCTGCGACCGGCCGCCGACCGTCACTTCCCGCGCCTCGCGAAGCGCATCCGAGAGAGGGGGTCCTGATGTCCGATCCGATCGAGGCAGTCGTGACCTACCTCCAGGACGTCACGGCCGCGACCGTCTTCGGCGGCGAACTGGACCGCCGCGAGGCGAAGACCATGCCCCGTCAGGTCGTCGTCGTGAAGCCCGCTGGCGGCGGCCTGCTCGGCGCTTCCGGGCAGCCGTTCGGCGACCAGCGGGTCGACGTCGACTGTTACGGCGAGACCCCGCGCGACTCGTGGCTCCTCCACCTCGCGATCGAGGACGCCCTCCTGAGTCTCAGCCGCCGCGTCTACGGGTCGACCCTGCTCCATTGGGCGAAGCCGTCCGCGAGAGGAACCCTGGCCCGCGACCCCGACACGGACTGGCCGATCTCGGTCAGCTCGTATCAGGTACTCGCCGGTCGAGCCTCGACGCCGTAGAGGCTCCCACCCCCTAACGAGACCTACGGGTCGCGTTCGCGCTCAGAGGCCGCGAGAGGTCCCTCAGCGTGGCTGACACGCGCCCGAGAGCGCAACCAACCCACCCACCCCCAGGAGGACCGTATGGCCCAGCCCGACGAGATCGTCGCAGCGCCCCA